ATATGTCGGAGACAATTATTATTGCGCTGCTTTCATTGATAGGTACTTTTTTCGGCTCGCTGTCGGGTGTAATCACTTCCGCAAAACTCACAAATTACAGACTGAAACAGCTTGAAAACAAGGTTGAACGGCACAACAATTTCGCCGAAAAAATACCTCTCTTAGATTTGAGAATAAAGGAGCTTGAACACAATGAAAAACTTTAAAAAATGGCTCAAATGCGCGGCGATTAGAGCGGTAAAAACTTTTTGTCAAACGCTTGTTGCACTTATTCCCGTAAATCTTGCGGTTAATGAAATAAATTGGATGTCATGTTTTCTTGTTGCTCTTACTTCTGCATCTGTATCGCTTTTAACATCGACCTATGGCTTACCCGAATGTAAAGAAAACGAAATAAAAGGAGAAAATGAAAATGACAATTGAACAGATTATTAAACTATCGGACATTGGTTTCACAGCTGATGAAATAAAACAGCTTTCAGGCGGTGAAACGGTGACAAAACCCGCAGAACCAAAACCCGCAGATCCGACCGGAGAACCAAAACCCGCAAATCCGACCATTGAAACAAAAGCTTTTTCCGATACTGTTAACGCCCTTATGGCAGAAATCAGCGGATTAAAAAAAACTATTCAGGCAACAAACATTTTAAACAGCAGCGCAGGACAGGAAAAAACAGAAACCGCTGACGATATTCTTAAATCTTTTATGAAAGGAAGCAATAAATAATGACAGTAAATGACCTAACCTTTAATCAGGCATCAACACTTTTAAAAACTATCACAGATCAGGCAACCGGAACAACTAATATCACTCCCACTAACACAGGCGAATTTGTAAGCGTTGCACAAACGGCATTAAAGACCGGATACGATCCTCTTAATACAGCCATATCGCAGGTATGCACTAAAACTATATTTAACGTGCGGCCTTATTCGGCAAAATTCAAAAACATCAATGTATCTAATCAGCGTTACGGAAACATCACAAGAAAACTATCTATTGTCGACAGTGATCCGGAAAATGATGCTCGTTTTGAACTTGAAAACGACAAAACTCCTGATATGTTCGCAGTGAAAAAACCTAATGTTCTGCAAACCAATTTTTACGGCGCTAATGTCTTTTCTGATAGAGAAACTGTATACCGTGATCAACTTGATTGTGCTTTTAATTCTCCTGATGAATTTCAGCGTTTTCTTAATATGTTCTTTACCAATGTGACCGATAGAATTGAACAGTACCGTGAAAATCTCGCAAGGGCTACTATTGCGAACTTTATCGGCGGCATCTATGCAGAAAATAATAGCAACCGTGTAATTCATCTTATTTCTGAATATAACGCCGTAACGGGTAAGGAGCTTACAGCAACAACCATATACGACCCCGCAAATTATGCGGCCTTTATGGCTTGGGTCTATGCCCGTGTGGGCGAAATCTCCGAACTTATGACCGAAAGAACGAAGCTTTTCCAAACCCAAATCACCGGAAAAGAGATCACTCGCCACACTCCCGCAGCCAATCAGAGAGTTTATCTTTCCACTAAACCCATGCTACAGAATGATGCTATGGCATTGGCAAATACTTTCCATGATAACTACTTGAAATATACCGATTATGAAGCGGTTAACTTCTGGCAGTCTATAGATGATAGAATGACGCTGAATGTTAAACCCTCATATCTTAAAGCAGACGGTACCATTACCACACCCGCCGAAGCAACAGCAATAAATAACATTTTCGGTATTATTTTCGATGACGAAGCTCTTGGATATACACAGGTGAATGAGTGGATGGCCCCCACTCCTATGAATGTTAGGGGCGGATATACTAATTACTGGTATCATTTCACCCTTAGATTCTGGAATGACTTCACCGAAAAAGCTTGTTTACTTCTTCTTGACTAATCTTGACATTATCCGACCGCTCACGGTTTTCCTCCCGCCGTGGGCGGTTTTCGCTAAAGGAGTGAAAAAATGAAAGTCAAACTATATAAAAATTTTAAAAAAAGAAAAAACAGCACGTTGCGCCCATCCGGCGATTTTCTCGAAATCGATTGCACATTAAAGAACGGCACAAGTATAGTGAATCCGACTATACAACTACAACTTGCTTTTGATTCTGATTATAGCAACTATAATTATTGTCAAATTCCTGATTTTGGCCGCTTTTATTATATTAAGGATTTAGTATGGAATAATTCAATTGCTGAATTTGTTCTCGTCTCTGATAAAATGGCAAGCTTTAAAACGGATATAGGCGCATATACTGGTTTAGCGGTAAGAGCATCTACCAATGTCAATTTATATTTACCGGATGGCGTAATTAGAAAAACAGATGAAATTAGCAGAACGATGAAAACAACAAATATTACCCCCTCTGCACCACCGTTTTCATACCCATTATATTATTTTGTAACAGTTTTAAACGAAACGGGCATATATTATTATATGCTTACTTATGCGAGTTATAGCAGTTTAATTTCACAGGTTGCAAGCTGGTGGGGGGGTGCAATGGATAAAGCCGCCGGGGTTTTGAAAATTCAATGTACAAGATGTACACCTACATGGTTAAATGCTGTTGCCGCGCCTGATACGATACAAATAGGCTGGGGGACAAATGTATTTAATATAAGCGGCTCTGGTTGTTACCAAGTTGCGCCGGGATGTACTAATACAACAATAACCAGTGAATTACCTTCCGCTTCAATAGCTAATCATCCACAGTCTGCAACATATGGGAAATTTTTAAATGATGTTAATTATAGAACAATAACACTATTTTCTCCGCTTTTCGGAAAAGTACCACTTAACGCTACGGCCGATATGACGGGGCAATTGAGGATTGATATGTCAATATCAAATGTGACAGGCGATGCGCTTTTTTCTTTCTTTATTGGTGGCGAGTATGCCGGAATAGCGAACGGCGGGTTATTTTGTGATATGCCCACAATCGGAAATAATGTAAATGTTAGCGGAATAGCATCAGGGGCTGCCGGGGCTGCCACAGGAGTTGGAGCAATTGCCGCCGCCACATCTCCCGCCGGAGCAATTGCGGCAGGAATTGGAGCAGGCGTGTCTGCCGTTGGCGGGGCTTTATCAGCAATACCACAACACAGCGCAACAGGGCGCAACGGATCCGCGCTTTCTCTCGGTTTGTATTATACTATTGTTGAGGAATTTGCTTTAGTACGAGATAATGACAACAACAACCAAGGCCGTCCATATTGTGGGCAATATACTGCATCAAGCGGCGGCTATATTGAATATGACCGTGTTAACCTATCCACCACAGCAAGAGCGGACGAGAAAAGCGAAATAGAAAGCATTATGGAAAGGGGTTTTTATTATGAGTAATTTACCAGTGGGATATGATTACATCAATCAGTATAATTCACAGCTTAGCCCGTCAACAACGCACACAGAAGATAATTATCAGGCGGTTTTTTATCGGCGTTATCTTATACAAGAGCTTTTTAGCCTTTTTGATTTTGGTATTCCTGACACATGGGATATAGATTATCTGCGTTATTCGCTCTTTTTATGGGGCTTTGTTGTTGTTTTCGATTCAGAAGAATATGGTGTTATTCCGCAGCAGTGCGGTATAACGGGATTTGATCTGTTTTATCGGCCAAAGATTGCGACCGTTTGCAATCCTCATTTAAAAAAGAATTATTATAATCTTCAATTAAATAAAAATGCCGTTCTTGTCAAGGTATCCCCGGATTATGGCGGGTTATGGGATATAATTTCCCATTACGCCGATCTTATGAGTTTGAATATTCAGGCCTTAGCAATGAATATAAATAATTCCAAACTTGCGTATGTTTTCGGCGCAGAAAATAAAAATATGGCCGAAAGCTTTAAAAAACTTTTTGATGAAATAATGAAAGGTAATCCTGCGGTATTTGCCGACAAAAATTTATTTAATAAAAATACCGGGGGTCTCTCTGTAGAGCTTTTTAATAGAGATTTACGCAGCACATATATTGCGAACGAAATTCTTGAAACAATGCGCAAAATAAAGGTTATGTTTTTTAACGACATAGGCGTACCCAATGCAAACACGGAAAAAAAGGAGCGGTTAATTACCGATGAAGTAAGCGCAAACAATATTGAAACACAAACGAAATTTAATATATGGCTCAATGAAATTAAAAACGGTTTTGAAAAGGCGAATAAGCTGTTTAATTTAAATCTTTCGGTAAAACCGACTTTTAAAGGAAGTGATGAAAATGCTGTTAAGTCCGCTGACACTATACAGATATGATAATAATTTATTTGAAGGTATGCGGGCGTCTGTTCCACAGGCAATTGAGTTTGATAACTTGATAAATCTTCTATTGATAGAAACCGCAGAACTTGAGGTATTATATCCCGATCCGGCAAAATGTAAATTGTTTATTACTATGTGGTCACAAGCAAGAGCGAATGCATGGCAACGTGTATATGATGCACTTTTTGCGGAATATTCTCCTATCGAAAACACAGACCGATACGAGGATATTACAGACACCACAACCGTGGCAACTACAGATAATACAACCGATAAACGAAACGGTACAACATCGGTTAGCGGTTCGGATAGCATAACATTTAATGAAGGCGACCGAAGCACAACCGAAAGTGTTACAGGATTTAACGCCGATACATTTAAAAATAACGCAAAGACAGACACAACACACGCAACCGACACCACAACCGGAACAAACACAGCAACCACCGAAGCAAGCAATATAAACGATATCGCGCGAACGGGTTCGGAAGAGCGCACATTCACCCACACTAACCACACACACGGAAATATCGGAGTTACGAGTAACCAAAAAATGATTACGGAAGAAATTGAGCTAAGATTGAATAATGATATTCAGCATTTTATTATTAACGATTTTAAAAATAATTTTTGTTTACTGGTATACTGAAAGGAGTTAGAACTATGGCAATATTTGATAATTTCCCCTATACAAATTTTCACGAACTTAACACTGACTGGATAATTAGCGTAGTTAAAAATGTAGACCAAAGCCAAAAGGAAATAGATGCAAAAATACAGGCAGAAACAGACCGGGCAACCGCTAAGGAAAACGAGATTAAAACAAAAGTGGATAATCTCGCAAAACTTGAAGCGGATGATATTCTCGCGGTAAATGAGCGGATAAACAACGAAAAAACAAGGGCAGAGAGCGTAGCAGAAACCATATTAAAACGCATCGGCGCCGAGGAAGCCAGAGCAAACGCAGCAGAAGCGGAAAACACAACCGCTATTTCCCAAGAGGCTATACAGCGTGCCGCCGATGATAACGCGCTGCAAAAGAAAATAAGCGCAAACACTAATAGTCTTAACACTGTCAAAAGCCATGTTAACACTGTCTATTGCGGTCTTGATGTTATCGACATAAACGTAACTGGTGTTGATTATATCAAAATGCAGGCTGGGAAAACTGTTAAACTTAATATATCAAGCTTGCCGACGGTGAATGTACTAATAAAAGCCCCTACCGAAACGGTTACGGAAATAACTGAGGCGCGTTTAATTGTTGACCTTTACGATACAGGGATAGACGGAAAAAGCTTTGGAATAGAGGGCTTTACAAGAAAGTGTTTTACCGATACAAGCTACACACAGAGTAAACAGACGTATGCAATATATAATGCGCGATATATTCCGGCCGAGGGTTGGATACTGTACAAAATAGATATCCTTTATCATGCATAAAATAAAAAGCCACTCATAAAAGAGTGGCTTTTATTTTTCCGTAAACTGTATAATTTTGGTATTCTGCTTTGCCCTTTAGTATCTGATAATAGAGATTAGGAAAATTCCGCATAAACTGCGAAATTCCTTTTTTATCTGTTGTAAAGATCGGCGGTGTACCGCTTTTACGCTCATCAAAATATAAAATATTATCAATATTATATAATGTAAAATCTCCAAAAGTTACAAGCGGCTTTGCGTGAGCTATGTTACGGGGTTTTATTTTTATGTTTGTATCAAAATTAAAATCATTATCAAGAGCCATTTTTTTAAATTCCTCGTTTGCTGTTGCTCTGTACAAGGCGGTGTTTTTCTTCTTTTGGGATATAGGGCTATTAAGATAGTTAATTAAAATAATACCCCTTTCCGGCAATGTAACAACACTCTTTTTTTCTCTTGTCATTTTTTCGGCTATATCCGTCACATTAAAAGCGGAAAAGACAGGGTTTATAAATTCGTTAGAGTTTGACATAAAAATCGCTCTCAACGGTGGGCTGGGGTTTTCCTCGTCAATTTCTCTATTTCGGTTTATGGTTTCATATGCGTTTAATATCAGGCTTTCTTCGCCCTTTATCGCTCTATCGTTTTTTTCTCCGCTGTATTCGTCATATAACATTGTTGTAACATCGTCAAGACCCGCACCGCGAACATCCGCGAAAGTAGAAAGCGCAGCAATATATGCAAGGGGTTGTCCATATGGTTTTATTTTATCCTCTGACTCTTTTTTTCCGTTATAAATTGCTCCGTAATTTTTTGCTATTCTTGCCGGGACATAAGAAGTTAAAGCAATTTCATTTATTTTTTTGATTGGGGAAAGCTCCGGCAGCATACACAAATCCGCTTGTTGTTGCTTTCGGCGCAAGTATAGAAAAATTTCTTTACGGTCAAGCTCATCTAAAATGCCCGTTACGGTTTTACCAATACCACGCGCTCCCCATATTAAAACCATCGGATATAGCGGTAAATGCCATAAGTCGGTATTGGGGTATCCTTTCTCATCATATAGCTTCATTGTTTTCTTCCTTTAATTTCATATCTATTTTAAACAAAATATTTGTTGTGAAACCGCTGTCAAACATTCCATTTAAACCGTTAAAAAATAAACGTCTTAGTGCGCGGTGCTCGTAAATCATGCGCTCGGAATTTTTTGTTTTCTTAACATTCTTTATATAATCCCGGCAAAGCAACGCTAAACAAGCCTTTTTAATTGGTTCATATTCATCAAAACAATCATTTTTATTCGTGCTATTGTTGTGTATTCTCGTCCTGTTTACCGTGCGTTTTGTTTTACTGAGCATTTATGAACAAGTCCTTTCAATAAAATATCATAGTCGGAAGAAATGCCGAGAGTATAGACATCTTCCAAAATTGCTACATTGTCGGTTATGCGTATATCTTCGCCGTTCACCGTTGTTATAAAATCGACATTATCATTATAAACGGATTGCGTACCGCCTGCTTTTTTAAAAACAAAATCGATTTTAAACGCCTCAATTCCTCCGGCTTCTTTTAATTCTTCTGCCGCTTTTGTTTTTACCACTCCGGCAACCGTGACTTTTAATTTTCCCGCAAATTCACAAACATATTTCTTTGCGCCCCATGTGCGGAAACGGTCAGCAGTCTTTTCTTGTTCATACACACCTAAATATTCGGGCGTTCCGTCCGGAGTGTATGCAACAGTTTTATTTTCTATTGCAAGGCGTTTTTTCTCCGCATTATATGCCGAAAAATCAAGCGGTTTTGTCGTCTTAACGCTGTCGGTATCGGCATAAACAAAATCATAACCCGCTAAATCAATACCGTATTGTAATTCCCTTCGGGCGTGTGCCGTAGTCCATACGCCCCAAGCATATGACAGCCGATTATATTTATTATATCTTTCTATTTCTTCCTCTTCTTCTTCCTCGCTGGTGAACTCTTGAAAAAATTCGCCGTTTTTAAAAATAATATCCGGGTGAATGGGCATTGTTGCTGTCATTCCATAAATAGAATTAAGTTTATTTTTACTTTTCATATAATATATTTCCTTTCCCTTTACACCGTCTAATTCCGTTTTTACCTTAAAGTAATTTGTTACCTCGTCAAGCATCGATTGGGGGAGTTTACCGTATTTAGATATATAAAAAGTTTCGATATTCACGCTATCCCATTTATACATATTTTCAACAATAAAATAGTCGATATCTGTTAAAACAAACGCCGCAGATTTTGCTTTTAACACTCTTCCATTATCTTTAACCAATGAATCGGAAACAATCGCTTTATCACTCGTTAAATACGGAACAGGGCAATAATAATCTTTAATATGTAGATTTTTAAAGTAAACCATAAATAAACAGGCATAGCCTTTTTTTACATATGTTTCTACGTCGTTAATATTACAACAATGCGCTTTTTTCCATTGGCCGACCGGGAAAAGCATATTTTCCTGGACTTCCGGATAACTGCTTTTTCGGTCATAGCTATAAACATTTTCGATTATTTGACCTGTATAAAAGCGGTTTGCGTGAGTATTTCCCCCGCGAAATGCGAGCCGTAAAAGCTGGTAAACCTCATAATTTGGTAAGGCTTTATTAAGCTTATAAAAAGATTCTTTTTCAAGTGCTTTTTTGACATCTCGGCGCACATATCCGGTTGATGTAAGCGGAACGGTGTAAAGATTATCGCCATCGTTTACCATCTCAATATAAAGGGCTTCAACCAGCCCTATAACATCATTAAAAATATACTCTTTTTCATAATCTGTTAAAGGTGTTGACGGTGTGCGGATTTTGTAATAGTCGAAAATTTCACCGTCTTTTTTCTGATGCTTTGCGCCGAATTTTGAAAGAAAAAGAGAGAGCGACATATTACTATGTAAATAACTACAACGGAACTGAAAAACATCCTCTATTGTGGTTTTCAATACTTTTCTCGATTTAAGGGCAAAAACATCATCATTTTCAATATGAAAAACACCTTTTAAAAATTGAAATTCAAAAGAGAGATTATGAACATATACAACCAGTGAATGCCCCTTTTTATCAAGTTTTTCTTTCAATCGATTTAAAAAATCTTTCAAGCATTCCCATGTTCTACCCATTAAATAATAAATAGTATCAACCTCAATAAAATAAAAAGCCATTTGCCAAGTGTACATGAAAGCCTGTTTTATATCAGGTAAATTTGTCGTTTCAATATCAAAAGCGGATATTATATTTTTAAATAAACATTTATTTTTCTTTTTTGCTTTCGGTTGTGTTTTTGTTATATCAAAAAGTACAAAAGGAAAACGGTCAATTGTTGTCTCAACATACCGAGTCAAGAATATCACCTCTTTAACGTTTTGGACGGCGCAAAGTATAAACACCGTTAACCTTTTTAAAATCTTCTTTGAAATGTTCCGGCAATTGTTCAAAAGAAATTGTTCCCTTATTTAGCTGATATTCTCTAAAATACCGCTCAAGCGCAAAGGGTCTTGTCTGTGATTCCGGGTCGGCTTTATCCCAAACTTCATACCATTTTGCACGTTCCTCTGCCGTTGTGCTTTCCTGAAACTCAATAAAATCATCTATGTTTTCCTGATCGATAAAATCCCATCCGGATTCTTGCAATCCCTCAATTGTTGCTTCAAGGTGCGCCCTGCGGCCTGTTACGGTTGATTTTCTTATATCGGAAAGAAACCGCGCGTATTTTCCTATTGACATTATAGCCTGGTCAATTGTTTCAAATTGCGTCCATGTTGGTTCCATACGGTAATTTTCAACCTCTTCTTTAGTTATAAATCCCGCTTTATAAAGCCCCTTAAGGCGTTCAAGCGTTCGCTTTCTTAAATTATTGTGTATATCTTTAATTGTCTTTTCCGAGAGTCTTTTCATCTTTGTGGCGGTGTAGTCTTGTATATCAAATTGTTTTATTTTGCCCTGCGCAATTTGCTCGTGTAGGACTTGCCTATTTGATTTAATTGTCATAATTTACAACCTCCAAATAA